TTTATTTAACCGGGGTGTATCATTACCCTCATCGTATAATCTATCAGAAGAATCTCAAATGTCTGTTATAAATAAATTGCAACAATGGTTATGAGGGTATAGTATGAAGTGGAAATTAATCACAGATACGGAGTTGCTTGATGGGTAATGGTGGAGTTTGTTTGTCTAGTCGATTTTTGGATTTTGTCTACAACAACATTCCGGAGGGAAGTACCATATTGGAATTTGGGAGTGGTACTTCTACTGGTAAGTTAGTTGATAGATATACTGTATTTTCAATTGAAGAAAATGAAAGTTACGTTGGTCTACATCACGACAATTATTTACATGCTGAAATTGTTGATGATTGGTACAACAAGAAAAAAGTTATAGATTTTATTAGCGATTTGCAGTATGATGCAATAATAGTTGATGGTCCAGCACATGGACTTCGAAAGGGTATTTTGGATATTTTAGAATACATGAATTTAAATGTTCCTATTTTTATTGATGATCTTGAACGTGCAGATGACCGGGCAGTCTTTTCTGTACTATCCTCCATTGCAGGTGATCGTATAACTAGAGGAGAAGCTAGAGCAAATATTTCTGTTCATGATTTTATATATTATGGAGGAATAATATGATAAGAATTTCAAAAGAAACGCACCCCGATTTATACTTTGATTATAGAAAGACTTTAGATTTTCTTGGATCAATTAATCCTGACGATTATGAATATCCAGAGAAGACAACAAACTTTCACGTATACACAGAGGTTAGATCACCAAAAGAACTTGAATCCATTAAGTCATATCTGACAACTCAGAATTTAGATAAGACTAAATTAACTGTTTGGTCGGAGTATGACATTAGTGATCAAGAGAACATACAACCATATAAGGATTTGGTGGATTTTGTTGTGTATGATCCTGTTGACGTTGCAAAGGATACTCCACTCGAAGGTAATCAAATATACACTGATGTTGTTGATGATGATAGACATTGGATGTCAAGTGGGGTTATGCGATTTTTAGTTTTGTATAAGTTTGGTGGAATTTACATGGATATGGACATGGTTCTTCTTCGTGATTTCAAACCAATATTAGATCAAAATTTTGCATATCAATGGGGATCGTCTACTGACTTTGCCAAAGAGCGAAGGTGGGAAGAAGATTGTCACGGACCATGTGCGGCTATGTTGGGTGCGATCAAGGGAGATGAATACATTGAAAACTGCATTGAGCAATTATTGAGAACTCCTATTAGAACAAGAACCACTTGCTTCGATGAGGATATGATGGGACCAGTATACGCTAAGAACCCAAATGCGTTCACAGTGTTCCCTTCACCGTTCTTTGATTGTGATTGGCTTGTCAGTAAAG